TCAGGTAAAATTTCACCTTCAAAAAGACCTGAGCTATCTAAATGTATTGAGACTGCCAAGGTTAACAAGGCTACTATCATTGTAGCTGACCTGGAAAGATTTAGTCGTAGGATGCAAGACACATTAGACTTCTTTGAAGAGAAGCTGGAGAAGGGCAAGATCAAGTTTGTTGTCTGCAATGAGCCTGAGATATCCGAAAGCTGGGAAAGGTTCTCTATGAAAGCTTACTTCGGTGCTATGGAAAGACGTAGGATAGCTGATAGAACTAAGTCAGGTCTTACCAAGATCAAGGAAGAGCTTAGAGAAAAGGGTAAGTATCAAACCAGGTCAGGCCGTACTATTACTAAGCTTGGCATCCATGATCATATGGATAAGGCAAGAGCTAGGGCTGGTGAAGTAGTGAAGGCTGAGAGTGATGGTTTTGCTCAGATTGTAGGACCAACTATCCAGGCCCTTCTTAGCTCAGGCATGACTTATAGAGAAGTCGCAATCAACTTAAATCAAATAGGTACAACAACTGCAAGAGGTGGTGAGTGGTATGCTTCTACAGTTCGTAACGTCATCAAAAGATTGGAGAGTATGAATGAATAAAAAACAATTACAAAATTATCTTGATATGGAAATGTCTAAAGTATTGTGTCAGCTTGAGCTTAATATATACCAGGGAAGGCAAGATCGATTGACAACAAAAATACAAAGATATTTTAACTCAACTCCTCTAAGAAATGCTTTCAATAGAATCATTGTTTACTCTTACATAGTAAACGAGTTTTACACTATATCATGTGTAGCTGATCAACTCAGGACAACAAGACAATCAATCTCAAACATGGTCGAAGAGTGTGAAGCTGAAGGATGGATAGAGGTTGATAGATCACCTAATCGTGTTGCATTTAAAGGCACTCAAGAACTTTATGATGGGTTCTTATCCTATCTAGAACACCGGAAAGAATTAGCCAGGGATGTTACTAAAGGTCGATGGAATGATCTTACAAGATTAGCCGAGTTAGTGCAAAATCACTTTACACTATATCCTAATTTGAGTGACAAACCACATGACATTGATAATCATTCGCAAAATGATAATGTTAAAAATAAGGAGATGTCATGAAAGAAAAGTTTGGCAAAATATTAGAAACCAGGATCAAGAAAATTGGCAAGAGAAATATCAACGGCCATAATATTGCAGACTTGTTTCCAACTTTGACCGGACCACAACGAGAGAAGGTGGCAAGGGCAGTGCTGAATCACGAACACTACATGCACTACAAAGGAGCTAAGACGGCAGTCAGATTGACCATCCCTATTGTTGATAGGAAAACTATTCGCAATGCTTCCCAGGAACTAAAACAACTGTCCAAAGACTTACAAACTATTCAGCGAGATACTAGCAAGTCAGTATTTCAAAGATGTCTTGATGCACAAGATGCTATTACCAGGGCAAACTTTAGTATAAAGTCTAGGTCAGACTTCATGTTTTTATACGGCATACACGGGCTAAGATAATGAATAGTAATCCTAACAATAACAAACGACTAAAAATAGAATTACTACATTTAGGTGGTGTTTTGACACATACTTCTAAGGGTAGTACAAAAAAACCATTTATCAGAAGGAGAAATAATATGGTTAGTAAACAAACACTTAGCGAGAAGAGCCGTTATAGATATAACAGTTTGTCGCATAATATATATAATGGAAGAGGTATAATCAGTGAGTTTTTGCACAACCATCCAGCTTTTGTAAGCACACTGATGGTCCTAGGTACTATCCTAGCATCTATCTTTACGTTGGTCTACATCTATTACCTACTACATCTAGTATGTCTAATTGATGATGCATGCTTCACTCAAAATTTTGGAGTGATCAATGGCTAAATATTCAGATGATACTAAGGAGCTAGGTGCTTCAAGAGTGCCAGCTATAGTTTTGGGTCAGACTAAATTTTCTACTAACGAAAGAGAAAGACAAAAAACTATTCATGCAAGGCAAGGTATTCCTACCATTGAATCTGACTTTGCACAAGATGCAAAAGATAGAGGTAACTACCTGGAAGAAGCAATCATAGTTTGGTCAATAGACAAGCTTGCCAAGATAGGAGAGGGTGTTGCTGATGTCAGGGTGCATGATGTCACTGATGGACATAGGATACCGGACCTGGGATTGTGTGCATCTCTAGATGCTATGGTGCAGATAGATGGTGAGATCAAAATGCAAGACCCTCAGACAAAAGGTCACATGATCCTTACTGGTATGGGTGCATTGGAGATCAAGACAACGAACTCTGATGACTTTCCAAGACCTGACCAGGTTATACAGCTTCAGACACAATTACTTTGCAGTGGGTTGAAGTGGGGCATCATTGCTATCTTTGGGAAATCACAAAGACTAAACCTTGTACCTTACAAAGCTGATGAAGAACTTCATGCTATCATCATGGAAAAGGTTGCTGAGTTTTGGCAGAAGGTAGACCTGGATGAACCATACCCACCATTAGATAATGGTAAACCCTACACCATAAACCTGGACCATTTACAAACTAAGAATGAAGTTATTCGTATAGCTATGGATTGGGCCAAGGCTGATGCTGAGGTGAGGGAATGGTCAACCACCAGGCAAGAATGCCAGGAAGCATTAGAGCTTGTTATGGAACAGAATGATGCAGAGATAGCTGAGGTAGGGGAGTACAGAATACTTAATCCTATCGTCAAAAGAAAAGCACAACCGGAAAAGACAGTGCCAGCTAAAGAAGCATCTTGGTACAGAAAATTTAAAATTGAAAAGAAAGAGAACTAATATGACATTACCAACTTTAAATCCAACTAACATGACAGAAGCTATGGAGTTCTCCAAGTTTCTAGCATCGTCTACTCACATTCCAAAAGACTTCCAGGGCAATCCTAATAATATACTGGTAGCTATTCAGTGGGGATATGAGATTGGCCTAGCACCTATGCAAGCTCTTCAGAATATTGCAGTCATAAATGGGAGACCATCACTATGGGGTGATTCAATGATTGCAGTTTGCAAGGCACATCCTGATTGGAGAGGTATCAGTGAGACTTATATAGAGGAAGAAGATAAAGCAGTATGCCTAGTCAAAAGGAATGTGCATGGTGAGATAGAAGAAACCAGGTCCGAGTTCTCATACAAGGATGCACAACGAGCTAACCTTACTAATAAACCTGGTCCTTGGAAGAACTATCCTAAAAGAATGTTACAACTTAGGGCCAGGGGCTTTGCTTTGAGGGATGCATTTCCGGATGCCATCAAAGGATTGATCACTGCTGAGGAAGCACAAGATTACCCTGAAAAAAAAGAGCCTAGGAACGTCACTGAGTCCAGTAAAGACACTGATGTGATTGATGATATCAAAAAACAAGTAAAGTCGCTAGAGAAGGCTGAAACAGACGTTAAATACATAATGCATTTTATCGGTGATCATCAGCCCATTGTTTACAGTAATCCTAGTGATTTCATCCTAAAATTTTCAGATACCCTGGATAAAATTACCAAGCTAGACAAACCTGGTGACATGAAGAAAAACTTCTTTAGGGATTTAAGACAAAAAAATTCTGAGACTATTTCCAAGCTTGATCCATTGGAGCAATCTGAATTGGATATGATGGTCGAAAGATACAGTTCAACTTATTCTGATCAGGAGACAAGCAATGACTAAGATACCTATGACCAGGAAACAAGTTGAGATATTCAAATTTATGAAAAGTTACTTTGAAGAAAATGGTGAGATGCCATTGCAATGGGAAATAGCTGACCACTTTAATATCGTAGCTATATCAACGATACAATTCCATATCAAAGGTATGGTCGAAAGAGGGTGGCTCAAAAAACTAGCTGGTCGTAAAAGAGCATTAGCTCTAGTATTAGATTGATTTCATCCTCTCGACTAACCTATCTGCTCTCGTTGTTACTTGATTGTACCAGCGAGAGTCTTTCATTTGATTACTAGCTTCAGCCCAATCCCTAGCATCAACTGCTTGTTTCATTTTGTGAAACCTGGACAACCTGGGCCTTCCCATATTGAACATCATGTTTGCTATGATCTGTTGAGCTTCTTCCGGCAACTCATCAAAGTCATTATATAATAACTTACACTCATCGATAGTTACCTGGACATCCTGATCAAACAGTTCGTTCACTCTATCCTCAGATACTTCAGTGCCAACTGGTTTGCCATACTCATCATCCCACTCAGTCACCAGGTGACCTATGCCTACTGTAGGCAAGTTGAGATGATCTAGATAAACAGAATTGACACAGCCCTCATCTATCTTGAGTTGGTCTCTAAGTTTCTCAATGTCCACTAGGCCATAGCTTTCTTTTTCTTTTTCTTAAACATTCTAAGCTTGGCAAAATCAGATGCTTCCATCTTCTTTTTATTGCCTGACATTTTAGCTATCTTTTTTTGTTTTGGAGAATAGCTACTCCCATATCCTTTACCCATTGGCATGATCTTATCCTTTCTTTTTTCTAAATAAATCACCATCAGCTTTTTTGACAGTGGCCTTCCCCTTCGCATGGGCCTTTAGTCTTGCGACAGCCCATTGATGAGGTGACATTTTAGGTCTACTACCGGATGAGTAGTAAGCTCCTAAACCTCTTTTATAAATCTTGTTTGCTCTTTCTGTTCCAAACATCTTTTGATATTTTGCTGGTGCTGACATGTTAACCTCTCATTCTTTGTTTAGCTATTTTGTCCATCATAGCTGGTGTAAGTTTACCTTCCTTATATAACCTGGCAGTCCTCTTGATCTCAGCTTCTCTAGCTGAAGGGTTCTTTGCACCAGCTACATATTTTATTGGTGTGCCTTTCTTAGTCTTAGGAACTTTAGCAAACTTTCGTTTGAACTTTTCTTTAGGGTAGGGCTTCTTCATTTTTGCATATTCTCCCTGGCTACTTTCTTTGACTTCTCAAAACTTCTCATTCCACCCAATCCTAATAATGAAAGGGTCAACGTCATAAGTCCTTCGGCATTAAGTTTTGGTAGCTCAACACCAGGCATCCAAATAGCTGTGGCCCATTCAGCAAGTGGCAATAAGAAAAACTGAGTTAGTAGGCCCAAGGCACATATCCACATTATGGCCGGCCTTGCCCCGGCTACAAAGAGACTAGGGTGTTTCGCTTGTTCCTTGTTAGTTTCTATCTGAGATTTAGCAAGCTCCTGAGCATGTCGACTGGCAAGGGTGGCCAGGTCATGGGCCAATTTATTTTTCTGATCTTTATCTTCTATAAATTTTCCAACCAGGGATGTCACTGGACCTATCAATGCTTGTAACATTCTAACCTCCTTTTAACACTTCATTCAAACCAAAACCCTCTAGCAAAATTAGAGTAAAAAATAATAACAAGATGCCACCAGCTATAAGTTTACCACTGAAATTAGTTGATCCGATTTTGATTGCCACAAACTCATTACCAAGTATTCGCAAAGACAACTCAAAGGAATTGTCACTGACCTTTACATTGCCCCAATCTGATAATGGTTTTTTATCAGTCATTACTTACCTACTTGCTTTTGTGCTAGTTTGTGAGCTTCTCCGAATGACATTCCTTGCATCATCTTTGACCTCATCAACTTCATATGCTTCGAAGTATGATGCTTTGAGTGTCTCTTCATCGTATCTTCCTGACGTTTGGTTAGTTTCTTTTTTGTTTCCATTAGTATACCCTCACTTTCTTTGTATCTACGTTTGGAACTACCTTACACATACATTCGTAAATAACTTCCTTACCTTTAGCCGTATCGTAAGTTTGCTCACTCAAATATCTTGAATAGTACAAGCAATCATTTACATTTCTAAAATGCAAAGTTGCACTAAGACTTCCTGATAGATAACAAGCCAACATAAATGAAGTCATATGATACCTTTCTTTTTAGCTATGATTGCCAGGACTGTAACTACACCAGCTAACAAACAAGCCACTAAAATTCCTAAAATAATTTTTAAAATTAAATCTTGCATCTGCTGTCTTTTTTTCTTCTGAGCTAATAATGCTTCTTTTCTTTTTCTTCGGGCTTCAGAGCAAAAAGCCACATAGTCGGAGTACAGATTTGCACGGCCATGTATTTGCATAAACTCCCTCAAGATTTCTTTCTTACGTCTGATCTCCTCTAATGCCATGAACTCTTCAAGATCATTATCTTGTTTGCCTAAGAAGTTGGTCCACATACTATTTTTTCTTTTGTGAAGGTCTTGTTGTAGTTGATCTTCTGCACCTACAAACTTTGCTATTGCAGAACCAGCACTAGAAATTTCACGACCATTTTCTATAGTCTTTTTAATTATTGCATAAGCACCATTTGCTAATGCCAATGCTTCGAGCATATCTCTACCTCACTAACAAGCCGATCAGAAGCAATATAATAGATCCCATCCCAGCATAGAGACCATTTTCCAAACGTCTTGTCCTGGAACTTAAATCTTGCATGATTGTTTTGAGACTATTTATTTCACTTTGTAAGCTTGTCATTGTGGGTTTTGACATTACTCTTTGACCTCTTTCTTTGGCCTACCTTTTTTGACTGGTGGTTCAGGCTTTTCTTCCACAGCCTTTGGTTTTGGTTTTGGTCTTAAGTGTGGATTCAAATCATATAAATGTGCCATTACTTTTCCTTTGAATTATTGAGTGATGTTTTTAAATCAAACAAATATGATTGATGTAACTTGTTAGCATCTTCAAAAGCATCCTTAAGCTTATTAGCTTCTGTTTGCCACTTGCTTGTCTTGTTGATAAGAATAATCTGCTCCTGAGTTAAATCTTCTTGTTTGTACTCTTTGCCATCAATGGTTACGACTTGTGCTTGTTCACTCATTACCAAGATACCCCACTTGCTGTTGTTGGTGTCTTTGCTTTAGCTATCTGATAAGCAATACTATCTTCAATGCTCTTGACCTCATCTGCACCCAAAGCATCTTTCGCCCATTGTATAGCATTTGCTTCTTTGATGTCTTTGTATGCTATAAAGTCTTTGCCTAGTGTTACACCTACAGAACCA